ATGATGGAGCAGTACCGGCGGATCAAACGGGAGCATCGGGGAGAGGTTCTTTTTTTCAGGCTTGGCGATTTCTACGAGATGTTTTTTGAGGATGCTCTGGAGGTATCCGCCCTGCTTAACCTTACTCTTACCCACCGCAGTGGTCATCCCATGTGCGGCATCCCCTATCATGCCTACCGTTCCTACATAGCCCGGCTTTTACGGCTAGGGAAGAAGGTCGCCGTCTGCGAGCAGATTGCCGAATCCGGCAAGGGCTCGCGGGCATCGGGCCCAATGGAGCGCCGGGTGGTGGAGATTATCACCCCCGGAACGACCGTTGACGAGGATTTTCTTGACAAAGGCAGTTCCAATTACCTGGCCTGCCTTGCCGCCACGCCGGGCTCTTTTTCCTTTTCCTACATCGACCTTTCCGCCGGGGAATTTTACGCCACGTCCTTTCCGGCGGACAGAGCCGTTGGAAGGCTCAGGCAGGAACTGGAAAGAATACAGGCTAGGGAAATAATTGTACAGGAGTCGATACTCAACGAGTTTCCGGCTCTGGCTCAGGCTGTGGAAGAACGGTCGGGCCTTGTGGTAAACCGCTGGGCGGACTGGCTTTTCGATTCCGCGCGGAGCAGACAGCGGCTTGAAAAGCAGTTTGGGGAGACACGGCTGAAAGGCTTTGGCATCGCCCCGTTTTCGCCGGAAATTATTTCGTCCGGCGCTCTTTTGGACTACTTGGACGACACTTCCCGCAGCCTTATTCCCCATGTGCGCTTCCTAAAGGTCTACGGCGAGTCCGAGTTTGTCGGCATTGACGAATCGACTCAGCGGAATCTGGAACTGGTGCGAAATTTATCAGACGGGGGAATCCGTTTTTCCCTTCTGGAAGTAATGGACGAAAGCCGTACCGCAATGGGCAGACGTCTTTTGAAAAGCAGGATACTCCATCCCCTGCGAAATCAGGAACTCATAAACCGCCGCCTTGATATGGTGGAGTCTCTTTACCAAAAGCAGGAAAAACTGAAAGATATTCGTGAACTCTTGTCCAAAACGCCGGATTTGGAGCGGCTCTGCTCCCGGCTTGCAATGGACAGGGCCCACGGCAAGGACATGGTTGCGGTAAAGAACGCCTTGTTTTCTTTCGAGCATATCGAGCGGCTGCTTGGGGACGGGGATGGGGGTTTTGCCTACGAGTCTGCCGAGGCCGCCTCCCTTACAGAAGCGGAAATTGCGGCCTTACAGCGGCTGGGGGAAGTTCTGGAACAGGGCCTTGCCGAATCCCCGTCCATACTGCTTACCGAAGGGAACCTTATCCGGGACGGATACGATCAGGATTTGGACAGGCTCAAAGAGCTGCGGGATTCGGGGCGCAAGCTCCTGGAGGACTACCTTGAACAAGAGCGCCAGATTACGGGCATCGCAAACCTAAAAATCAGGTACAACAGGCTTATCGGGTACTTTTTTGAGGTAACGCAGGTAAATGTCCCCAAGGTTCCGCCTCATTTTATACGGCGGCAGGGCATGGCGGGGGGCGAGCGCTTTACGACTGACCGTTTGGCTGCCCTTGAATCGGACATTAACAGCGCTTCCGACAAGATTATCGAGCGGGAACGAAAGCTTTTTCTGGAGATACGGGACAAGGCAAAGGCCCTATTGCCGGAGCTGGCCTCGGCAGGAAGGCGCATTGCCGAGGTGGATGCCGCCCAGTCCCTTGCGCGGGCGGCGGCGGTTCACGCATGGACACGGCCGCTTGTAGACGGGAAAAACCGCACTCGCATTGTCGAAGGCCGCCACCCGTTTGTGGAGGCTCATCTTCCGCGGGGGGAGTTTATCCCCAACGATGTTTCGCTTGACGCGAGGGCGGCAAAGGGGGCTGAAAGCACGGTATCCTTCGCCCTGATAACGGGCCCCAACATGGCGGGCAAGTCCACCTACCTTCGCCAGACGGCGCTTATAACCCTTATGGCTCAGGCCGGAAGTTTCGTCCCCGCCAGCGAAGCCCGCATAGGCATGGTAGATCGCATTTACTGCCGGGTGGGGGCGTCGGACAATCTGGCACGGGGGGAATCTACCTTTCTTGTAGAGATGAACGAAACCGCCTACATCCTCCACACCGCCACGGCCCAAAGCCTTGTGATTATGGACGAGGTAGGAAGGGGGACAGGCACGGAGGACGGCCTTTCCATTGCATGGGCCGTGTGCGAGGAGCTTTTGAACAACATACAGTGCCGCACCCTCTTTGCCACCCACTATCACGAGCTTTCCAAAATTACGCATCCCCGGATGGCTAACCGCTCTATGGATGTCGCCGAGCGGGATGGGCAGATAGTTTTTTTGCGAAAACTCCGCGAAGGCCCGGCGGCGGAATCCTACGGTCTGCACGTGGCCTCTCTTGCCGGCTTGGGCGAAAACGTGCTTAGGCGGGCGGCGGAGCTTATGGCGGTTTCCCCGGCCCGCAAGGGGAAAACGCCGCCGCCCCCGGCTGCCTTGAAAGGGGAAGCCCGGCAAAGCGGGTTTGAGTCCAAAATTATAAGCGAGCTTGCCGGTATGGAAGCCGATACGCTTACGCCGCTTGAAGCCTTGAACCTGATTCACCGCTGGAAAAAGCTTGTCCAAAACGCCGGGAAGGGAAAGGCGGGGCGGCTCGAAAGCGGGCCGCCCGCCGGGACAAGGGGCGAAGGGCCTTCGTTGTTTGACTAGGGGCAACGGCTGGTGAATGAGTTGTTGGCAGCCCTATTGACACAAAATTGATAATTTTGTACACTGGATTCACGGTGTTGACAAGTGCAGTGCCGTGTGTTCTTGTGTTTTGCCACCTTAGCTCAGTTGGTAGAGCAGCAGACTGAAAATCTGCGTGTCTGGAGTTCAATTCTCCGAGGTGGCAAATAGCTAATTCCTTATGTTATAAGGAGTTAGCGTTGAATTACCTTTGCAAAAGGCGTTCATTTTACATTGTCAATTTTGACCGACACATAAAACGACACATAGCCGTTTTCAATGTCGGTTTTAAGAGGTGTGGAATGAACACTTACCCTTTTTCTGTTTTCAAAAGAGCAAACCGGCCAAGTTTCCTCGTGTCGTTCAAAGATGCTGATGGAAAGTACCTCCCTCCCCTTTCGACCAAGAAAAAGACCCATGACGAAGCCTTAAAAGTGGCCTTTCTGTGGTTGCGGGACGGAATACCGCAGAAAAAAGAGGCTGTCAAAGTACACGTTTTGGCCTTGAAAGATGTCGTTCGGAAAATCAAGGCCGGAGAGGAAGCCGAAACTTTGCTAACCGAATTAAGGCGAATGGGTTGGGTAAAGAGTTATGTCCAAAGCGAAACCCCCGGTGCTGTGGATTTTTTATCCTTCCTGACTGAATTTTGGAGTTGGGACACATCGCCTTACATCAGAGAAAAGCAGCGGAAAAGCCACGGTATACACCGCCGTCATTGCAATATACAGGGCAGAGCTATATCTCTGTATTGGGAGCCGTTTTTTAAGGGACGGTTTTTGGGGGATATAACGGCAACGGATATTGACGCTTTTATTGACCATATTGGCGATATGGATTTGTCGGCTTCACGTAAAAACGCAGTTATTAAGGCGGGAACAAAACCGCTCCGATGGGCGTTTTCAAAAGGCAAGATTGACAGAGACCCGACTAGAGGGCATACGATGTTTGCTGGTGAAGAACGCAAGCGGGATATTCTTAACCCGACAATTGCGGCGGCGGCATTTCGTACGGTCTGGAATGACGAGCGTACCAAACTTGCCAATATGCTTGCGGCGGTTACTGGAATGAGGAACGGTGAAATTCTAGCTTTGCGTTTACAAGACCTTGGGCCAGATTGTGTCTATGTGCAAGGTTCATGGAACAAGGAGGACGGCAGAAAACTTCCTAAAAACAACAAAATAAGAACGGTGGAAATACCCTTCCCCGGTTTGATAAATATGCTTGTTGAGCAGGGAAAACAAAACCCTTGGGGTGTTTCTCCTGACAGTTTTATTTTCTGGTCAACTACCAGAAGTAAAGTCCCAATGCAGGGACAGAACTTTGGAAGGGGGCTGCGGGAAGCCTTAATGCAAGTTGGGTTTACCGCAGAAGAAGCAGTAAAGTATTCCTTTCACGGTTGGCGGCATTTCTTCACTTCCTACATGATTCGGAAATTGGACAAGAAACTGTTAAAATCGCAGACCGGGCATTTAACTGATGTAATGCTGAATTATTACGGCGACCATGAAACAGAGGGAGACAGGGAAATAATTCAGGCGAAACAACTTGAAACATTTGCAGGATTGTTGCCCGAACCTCCCAAAAGGCTGGTATTCAAAAAAGACACCAGAAAATTAGTTGCTTGTTAAAGCCGGATTATAGCCCCCCAAGCACCGGGGGCTTTTTTACCCCTGCCCTATTTCTAAAACTGCACAAAACTCGTATTTAATTTGAAACTGTGAAGCCGTATTTTTGATATAGCGGACGGTGTTAACGCCGCCGTGAAAATTAAATAAACCGGAGGCAGGAATGAAGCCTAATTTGGGGACACCTGACATTTTAAGCCGCAGAGAGGCGGCGGCGTTTTTGGGGATATGCCTTACGACTCTTGACCGTCTTGATATACCACGGACAAGGGTACGGCATAGGGTTATGTTTAAGCGTGATGTATTAAACAAGTGGATTGACGACCACACGGAAAATACCAAGAGGGGGAAAATATGAGCCAATCAAAAGCACAAGCGATTGTTGCCCAACTGCTGACCAATGCTGCAGGATTGCGATACGGTTCTGTTTCGGTGCTGGCTAAATTGCATGACGGGCGGGTGGTTTCGGTTTCCTACACCACTACTGAACAAACCAAAGAGCAGGTAAATAAAACAGGCAAGGACGAATAGTAAACCCTGTCCATTGATGCGTAAGGCTTCCGAATTACCGGGAGCCTTTTTTTATGCCCAAAACTTATTTTTACGAAAACCCGAAAATTGCACAAAACTCGTATTTAATTCTAATCCGCCAGTGCGTATTTTAGATATATCCAACGGCGGGAAAAACCGCTGTAAAAATGCGACAGGCTGGAGGGCAGAATGGAAATGTATCTGACCATTGATGAATTGGCGGACTACTTGAAACTTGCTGAACAGACAATCAGGCGGTGGGTGCTGAACCGTGAAATACCGTTCCACAAAATCAGGAAGGTTATACGCTTTCGTGTCTCGGAAATTGAAAAATGGATTAACGATGGCGGTTATATATTGGCAGAAGAACAGCGCGCGGACATTGAAGGAGATTTGTTTGAGGACATTATTTCGCTTGATGAACTGGCGGAAATGGAATTGGAAAATGAAATACCGGAGGACGAGGAAGAATGACGGATAATAACAAGGCTATTGAGGAAGCGTGGCCGAAATCGGCCTTGACCGGGTTACTGCCCTTTGAAAGTTGGGAACGGCTGACCGGGGAAAGTTCTTTGGCGTTTGCGGCTTTCTGCGCGTTCCGGGACTTTGGGGCTGAACGGAATATCCGCAAGGCGGTTGATTCTGTTGAAAAAGACGAAAGCGTCCGAGCCAAGCGTTACCGGGTATGGCGCAACTGGTCTACGGCTTTTCGCTGGCGGGAACGGACTGCGGATTATGACCGCTACACGGAAAAATTGAAACAGGCGGAATTCAGGAAAACCATAGAGGCGCAGGGTGAACAACACCGCAGAGTTACCGGGAAAATGCTTGGGGTTGCGAGTAAGAAGCTTGACCTGATGGATCCGGCGGAATTGACCCAAGGCAACTTGACCGAATGGGTACAGGCGGCGATTAAGGCAGAGCGGGAAGCTGGACAATTTGCTGACGCAAATTGTCTCGGAGTTTCGACAAGTCGAAACTCCACGGTGAAGCAAGGGGAGCTAATATTTGCCCCTGACTTTCAAGGGCTGTAAACCAAGGGGCAAATGATAGGCAACAAATTATGGGAACCAGTGTGATTTTTAAGCCTACGGCGATACAGAGAAAAGCTCTTGCCCTTTTGAAAAGCGGGGCGAAACATACTTTACTCTTTGGCGGTTCCCGTTCTGGAAAGACCACTGTTTTGGTTATGGCGATTATTTACAGGGCTTTGCGGTTTGCGGGGTCAAGGCACTTGATTTGCCGTTACCGGGCAAAGGACGCGCGATCTTCTGTACTGCGGGAAACCCTGTTCCCTTGGCTTGATAACACAGTAGGGAAAAACGGCTATAGATACCTTGCCCATGAAAACATGATAACCCTTTTTAACGGCTCTGAAATATGGATTGGCGGGCTTGGAGACAAGGAACAGGCTGACAAGATTTTGGGGCATGAGTACAACACGATTTACTTTAATGAGATTAGCCAGCTTTCCTATGCTGCTGTTACTACCGCCTATTCACGACTTGCTATGAGGGTGCAAGGCTGCCGGAATTTGTTTTTCTATGACTGCAATCCGGGCAGCCCCCTGCATTGGGCTTATAAAATCTTTGTGTTGAAACGCATTTTCCTTTCTGGCGAAACATTGGAGAAACCAGAATTATATCAATCCATGCTGCTTAATACGGAAGATAACAGGGACAATTTGCCGGAAGATTACATAACCGACATTCTTGACGTGCTTCCAGAAAAACAAAAAGCCCGCTTCCGTGATGGGTTGTGGGTAAAGGCTGAGGGTGTTATCTATGACCGCTTTGACGAAAGCATGATTGTCAAAGCCGCCGGTCTGCCTGAACGCTTTGATCGCTACGCCGCCGGACAGGACTTTGGCATGAATATCACGTTTGTAAAGATTGGGTGGCTTGGAGATGCTGTCTATGTGTTGGGCGATTATGGGGCGTTCAACATGACCACGCAATCCTTTAATGACGAACTGAAAGCGAGAGGCTTTCTGGATTGCATTGATGAGATGGGTATGCCTGTCTACTGCGACCCAGCCGGAGGGGAACGTATACAGGAGATTACCGGGGGCGTAAAAGCAAATAATTCTGTTGAAAGCGGCATTGATTACATAAACGCCAAAATTGAACGCAAGCAGTTTTTTGTGTGCGAAACCTGCAACGGTGTACTTTCAGAAATATGGGATTACTGCCGCAATGAAGCAGGAGACATTGTAAAGGCAAACGACCATTTTCTTGACGCCTTGCGCTATGCGGTTTTCTCTGATGTCCAGCAGGGAGTGATATTTTCATGAACCTTTTTAGCATATTTTCACGCAACAAGCAGCGACACCATAATAACCACGAGCGACAATTTTCCAAAAAGAACACAGAAACAAAAAATATTTTTCAAAATTCCTTGACTGATGATGACCAAATTAGTAAATTTTATGGCAACCCCTTCAACGACACATATCTTTGCAACGCATGGGTCAATACTGCGATTAATATTTTAACACGCAATCTGGCTCGTGCGGATTTCGTTCTCGAAAGAGACGGGGTTGAAGTAAAAAGCGGCCCCCTCTATTTATTGTTCCACAGGCCGAACGAGCATTTAAGCTGCTACGATTTGTGGAAGGAAACCGCCGCATGGTGGCTGATAGAGGGCGAAGCGTTTTGGTGGTTTGGTCCTGACTACTCTGGCGGGCTGCCGAAGCAACTGCATATTCTTGACCCCAGAAAACTCCAGCTTGAGAAAGAGGGGTTGGATGTGCAAAACGAGTTCGCAAGGAGAAAACGGCGCTGGTTTTATCATGCTGGGGCCGAATTAGTACCAATTTTTTCTGACGAGATGATCCACTTCCGGGACTGGAACCCGTGGAACCATCTGCGAGGCATAAGCCCTCTTGTTTCTCTTGCCCTTGAAATTGAACAAGACTATTTCGCCAATAAAGCAAACTCTACCCTGTTAAAGAATAACGCTATTCCCCAAGGTTTGCTGAAAACAGAACAGACACTTAGGCCGGAAGAAGCTGACGCAATAGAAAGGCGGTGGGAAAGCAAATATGGACAGGTAAAAGCCGGACGTAAAATTGCCGTGCTTGGAAAGGGAACGAGTTTTGAGGCTCTTTCATTCAATCCCGATGTCGTAAAACTTTTTGAGCTGAAACGCTGGAACCTGTATACCATTCTCGCTAAATACGGAATACCGCCGAGGGTGGCAAATATTTCCGACAGGCAATCGGCGTTAAGCGGCAAGGATACTAAGGAGCAACATTCAGCTTTTTGGCAATACACACTTATTCCTCTTTTGCGACAGTTTGAGCAAATACTTGAAAGCCGTTTTTTTATGCGCTTCAACCTGAAAGAAAACGGACGCTTTGACCTTTGGGATATTCCAGAACTACAAGAAAATGAGGACGCGCAGAGCCGGAGAGATATTGCGGAAGTAAACGCTGGGCTAAAGACAATCAATGATGTTTTGAAAGAACGGGGCAAAGAGCCCAAGCCCTGGGGCGATGTGTGGCATAAACCGAAAAACCTTATTTCTCCCAACTCCGAGGGGAAAGGTGCGTAAGCAATGCCGGGCGGGACGTTGATAGTCAGCAGGGCGGTTAATTTATTTCCGCACTGGAAAAAGGAATTTGAGGCTCTTGGTTTCAGAGATGTATGTTTCACTGAACAGGAAAAAGACAGCCTCAATTCTGTTATCGCTGATTTCAAACCCGGCATATTGGTGATTGGGTGCGGTTTTTATAAAATGTCAACACCATACATGATGGGGCAGTTGCTTTCGATTTTCCCGACACTTAATATAGCGGCGGTAAATATACATGAGTTTCCCGATGACCTTGCCATGTGGTTTATTATCAACGGCGTTAGATCGTATGTGAATATGATGGACGGAATGGATGAATTCTATTTGGGCTTGAAAGCTGTAAGAGACGGCAAGCGGTACGTTTCGCCGAGCGTCAGGGAGCGGATACTTATGCGGAGGGAATATCCTATGGCTGCGGGAAAAATTACGGACAGACAGGAAGAAGTAATACGGCTTATTTGCTGCGGTTTTAAGGATATAGAAATAGCGGATACTTTGCATATTTCAAGGCGTACTGTTGACACACACAAGACAGAGATTTTCAGATCGCTTAATGTCCGCAATGCTGTTGAATTGATTGGGGTTGCACTAAACCTTGAAATTATACGGCAGAGCGAACTTTATTTTTATCCGAAGTATTTTGTTACAAACCCGAAACCATCTAAAGCAACACGGGGGAAAAAATGATTGTCAGGACGAAAAGCGGAGAATTTAGCGCCGGTTCTTCATCGGCATTGCTGGATTTTTTGGGGATACGGAAAGGAGCGGCTGGGCTTCAAAATGTGGCGACTGATGCTGTGCTTGTTGCCGCTGTTCCCTTTTATCTTGCAACTGATGGAGAGATCGGGCACGAGGGTTCTGTTCTTTCTGATGGAATAGCATGGACGCTTTCAACGTTTGACATTGACCGCTATGGGGAACGGGTTGATCCGCAAGGGTGGGACTTCAAACGGTACATGGCTAATCCGGTTGTCCAGTGGGCGCACCGCTACGACATTCCCGCTATCGGGAAAATAGAGGGGCTTGCGGTAGATGGCGATGGGCTTCATGGAGTGGTACGTTTTAATGATAAATCTTTTGACCCTTTCGGCTGGTCTATCGGGGAGAGGGTGAAAGCCGGAGTGATCAGAGCCGGGTCGGTCGGGTTCCGAGTGATGGAGATTGAGCTTCCATCCAAGGCGGACAGCAGGGACGGAACACAGCTTATTTTCCGCAAGCAGGAACTGCTTGAATTCAGCATTTGCAATGTTCCGGCTAACCCTTTCGCTTTAGCAAAAATGAGCAATGAACAATTAGCAGGGAGCAATGGAATTGGAAGTAATGCCGCCAATTTTTGGGCTGGCTTTATGAATAACTTATAGGAGCGGTTTATGGACGGAATGTTGGCGGTCGTTAAACAGAAATTGACCGAGATGAAGAAAATCGAGAATAGCGGGTTTTCCGATCCGGCAAAGGCGGCGGAGTATTTTAAAGACAAGGAAATACTTCTGGAAGAAATGGCGAAAACGCTTGAAACGGTCAGTTCCAGCCAGTTTACACAGATTACGGCATTGGAAGGAACAATCAAGAGCTTGCGGGACGAACTGAAAACGCAAGTCAAATACCCGAAAGAATTAACCCGGCGGGAATTGTTTTTTAATTTGGGCAAGGGCATTGCGGCAGCATGGGCGGGAAACCACAAAGCCCTCGCCGATTTGTCCTTTAGCCCGAACATGAAAGCTGACAACTGGACTAATCCCCGCGATGTGGCGTGGGGAGAAAAGGGCTGGCAGACAGCCAAAGCCGTTCTTGGCGAGCCGATGGGGAACATGGCGACTAACGACCAGTACTTGATTAACCCCATCTATGAAACGGAAATAATGAGCGAAGCAGCCAAGAAAAGCGTGATGATGGGCCTTGTCCGCCACAGGCCGATGATGGGGCCGTCTATCTTCTTGCCAACAAGGGACAGGGGTGGCGTTGAACTGCACTGGCTTACAGCATACGGGCAGCAGATAAAAGGCTCAAAGCCGCAAGGGGCCGAGCGCGTTGAGCTTAAAGCCTATACTCTTGCTGGCTACATTCCGTGGTTTGACGAGTTTGAGGAAGATGTTTTCATCGACCTTGGGGCTATGTTTGTTGACGAGTTCATAGAAGTCTATGGTCAGGAATTTGACAGGCAATGCTTGTTGGCTAACAACGATCCCTTTACTGGGGCGATGGCGGCTGACGGGGTTGTCAAGGTTGCAATTCAGGGAGCTGATATTAATGCCCTAACATGGAAGGACTTTAGGGACGCTGTGTATAAAATCCCCGCCGAGGAACGGAAAGACTGCTGCTGGTTCCTGAACGAAACGGTGCTGAACCACATCGCCAATATCGAGGACGCAACAGGCCGCCCGATTTGGCGGCGGCCTACGGAGGCCATGCCGGGGAAGCTGGACTTGTACCCTTACCATGAGGTTTCAATACTTCCGCAGATTGCGGACATTACGGCTGATAAGCCGTTTGCTATCTTTATGAACCCACGGAGAATTCAGCATGGAAACCGCAAGGGGATTGAAATAAAGAAGTTTGACGCTACAACGGAGAGCATGGAGTACGGCGAACTGTTTCTTCGCTTCCGCAAACGGGACGGGTTTCTTGTGGCAAGACCAAAGGGAAATATTGTTGTTTTGAAAACAAAGGCGTAGCAACATTAAAAAGGAGGTGTTGTAATTGATCTTTGGCATCTTTCAGGGAGGGATTACACCATTATGGTACATACCCCGGTCAAAAAAGACCGGGGCTGTTTAATTATGTTGATAGATTATTGGCGGCGGTTTCTCCCAAATGCCTGTGCCATGCACGAGATAGTTCTTCCAGCGCGTACCACGCAAAAACATTGTAGAGCGAGGCTAGCCCAGCGCGGCGGAATTTAGCCCATAACGCCTTGCCGACTTCCGATACAGCGGGCTTGGGGCCGTACCGGAATACGGCGAACCCTTGAACCATTGAGATAACGTCCGTCCCCATTTCGGCGGCGGCGTTTTCCATGTGGCGTACTATATCCTTGCGGTTTTCGCGGAAAAAAGCGGCGGTATCTTTATAGTACATAAACCCCGAAATGCCGATGTCCGCCCCGTGCTTGGAGCAGTCAAGCAATATGCCTGACAGTTGCGATGCCAACGCCTGTGAGCCGTTTAGCGGAAAGCCCAATGCCTTTATAACATTGTCTACCGTTGTTTTTTGAAAGCCCGAATTCGCGTAAAGGAAAATTCGTACCTCTTTGATCGCGCGGATAGTCATAGTGAAAGCTCCTGAAACAAATCAAGTTGCCCGCTATCCAAAACCAAAACCGGAGGCGGGACGGGGCTGTGAGGGTAGACCCCGTGAAGGTACGAAATGTAGGACCGGGCAAGAAGTAACGTTGGAAACGTGCGGGAAATTGTTAAATACGTTGCCGGATTAGGGCAAACAGGAAAGGAAGTACAAGCCGCCTTCGTAGATGAAATAGACGTGCTTGCTAACTGCGGTTTGCCGCGTGTTAAGGCAAAATTGGCAAAGACCTGATAACGCAAAGCCATAAAGACCCCTGTAAAGCCCGATGGGTAACCGGGCGGATTAGGCTGGAACATACGCCAGCCTTAAGCCATGAACCGCCCCCCTTTGTTTTTCCCCGGATGGGTGGGGGGGCCCAAGGGCTCACCTTTAGCGGCCCTTGGGGGGAACCGCACATTTGGGGAAAAACAGCATACCGGGTAAATGCGCGGTTATGCGGAGTGAATGTGCAGCACAATGACTTGGGAAAATTGCGGCAGCAATTTTTACCTGCTTTGGGGCGTTGCGGGGTGTCCCCGCAGAGGGGTTAGCGGAAAACCGCAGGTTTGGAGCGAAGGGGAGGCTTCCCCTTACAAAAGCTTCTGCTTGTTTTTGTTTGTTAGTCTTTACTTACCAAAAAGCATTACCATCTCTAGCATACGCTCACGCACTGCTACACCGAAGGGGCAGCGTTCCTCGCAATTGCCGCAATGTATGCAGTCCCCAGCCCGTTTCTGCAAAGCATTGTAATGGGCTTTTATGGTTTCGGGTATTCCGCAAGCAACTTTTGCCAAGTCCAAGTATTTATTAGCTTGCCCGATGTCTATCTGCACAGGGCAAGGCAGACAATGGTTACAGTACACGCATTTACCCTGTGCGGTAAATGTTTTGCCAAACACAGCGGAGAAATCTTTTTCCCCACTAGTAGCGGTTTCATAAGCCATTGCTTGGCGTATTTCATCAGATGTAACGCAGCCTATTATGGCGGAAGCAACGCCCGGACGTGTTAGCGCATAGTGTATGCATTGTACGGGACTTAAGGCAAGGCCAAAGGGAGATTGGCTTGCGTCAAGCAATTGCCCTGCCATGTATGTCTTCATCACAGTTATTGCAACGCCTTTTTGTTCGCATAGCTGGTATAGCTCCATTCTGCCGGGGTCTATGTAGTTTTGCATGGCGGGGTGAAGTTTTTCAGCTATGAACATATCATCAAGTTCCATATCCCCCGGCAGCAAATCAAACGCCGGATTTAGGCTGAACATCACTACATCAATAATCCCTGTTTCTACAGCGCGTTTTGCAAGGCTTGTTATGTGGGTGTCAAAGCCGATGGCTCGTATTATGCCTTTTTCTTTTAATTCCTTTGCATACGCAATTAGTTCGCCGTTAAATACTGCGTCAAAATCTTCATTGGTATCAATAAAATGAAGCATACCAATGTCAATGTAATTTGTTCCGAGCCTTGCCAGCAAATCATTAAAGGCTTCTTTGCACTCTGCTAATTCACGGCTCATGGCATATTGCCCATCTTTGCGGATTGAGCCGATGTGCCCTTGAATGACTGCTTGCTCTCGTCT